GGTCTTTCACATAAAATGCTAGTATTCATTATAAAGCGGATTGCTCCGCTGACTTAGTAAGATACTCTTAGGCCAACGCCATAGGCCTTTTCTTGGATGTCTTGCATGGAACGGCTCAGGCTAGCACTAACACTTATGGCCTTGTTCAATGGAACACTTACACCAGCATAGGTAACAGTCTGTTTGGGGTTGTTGTCATCCCAGTTTACACGTGTTTTTACGCCACCAAATGCCCATGCCGGTCCAACTGGAGCACCTGTGCTTAAACCAACCAATCCATAGGTAAAATCTCCATTGACTTTGCCATTGAAACCATTGTCATAGCCAACGCCACCGAATACATTGATACCTTTGATGAGGTCTTTTCCTGCAGTGGCTTCGACACTATTAAGCATTCCGCCTTTGTCAAACACAGCGGTTCGAACCTGAAATCCCATGTTGAGGCCCATCATGTCTTTGCCTGCACGAAAATATTGAGCAGTGCTACCTGCTCGAGTGCGGGTATCAGTAACCTGATCTACATCGAAACTAACAAAGTTAGCTGCTTGAGATGCAGCAGCTGACATTGCTAAGGCTAATGCTAATACAGTCTTTTTCATTAAAACTCCTTGTGTGTGATAGGCAGTTCGTTTGGTAACAAGGTGAACTGCCAAAACCCCGTCAGGTTTAAGCGGCTAGCTTAAGGTCCTGATAGAAATAGTCGTCGTTTGCGTCTATTTGATTTGCTAGGATTACGTCCTTCGCCTAACGAGTTGTCCACTTACTTACTATTTGCCCCGTCGAAACCATGTCTGGCCCATCAGAAGTATACTGCACTAGCCAGTTGAATACAGCCGACCAGTCTTCCTTATCAGTGAAGTGCAATATACTTCTGGTGGACCAGGCGGGAGTCGAACCCGCGTCCGCAGCATGTTTCTGCTTGCTTCATACAACTATACATTATATATTAATTATTCAAAACCCTTGATACTGCTGTTATGACCGCAGCAATACGACCAATGTCTCGCAACTGTTCGGTGGTATAACCTTCTTTTTTCAAAGTCTCATAGTGAGCTTTGATGCAGAAATGACACTTACCAACAATACTAGCAGCCAGACTATAGGCTTCAAAACGAGCCTTGGTGGTTCCACCGTGAGTAGAAATAGCATTCATTCGCAACTGTGCTGGCAGTCCTTTGAGATTTTCATCGTCAGCCATTTCGACATAGGGATACCAGACATTGTTCATGGCCATTAGACTGGCCGCAGTAAGAGCAGCATCGGCCTCGGCACGTTCTGTGATCACACTATGAAGCCAGGTCCAGAACTTGGTATTGCCAGTAGCAAATGCTGCTGCCACTGCAATGGCTTCGGCTTCGTTGGCTGGAATACTGCTTCTTTTAATTACTGCATCCAGATTAAGTCTGGTATCTTTGGCATAGTCTGGTATGGTTTCTTTGAGATTATCAACCCAACTCATGTTTTTCCTTAGCTAAGGGCTAATGCTATGATTAGCGATATTAATAAAAATAAAATGACAATAAAACCAGAACGATCTCGATGACCACCATGAGTCGAATCTATCTCTAACCGTTCGAGATGTGTAGGTTTACGATTTCGATGATGGTGCAGCAGAGTTTGAATCAATGTTTGAAGCATGTAGTAACTCCTGTATCAAAGGTTCAGCCCAAATCATCTGTGCTGCAACTGCTACCAACACCGCTGCTCCTATCCATATAGTTTTGGGCCAACGTTCCATGATTCTAGCTACTACAGTACTACCAAATAAGATGATAGGTACAGACACTAGTAGCCCAAATATAATAAGCCACCAATTACCACCAGCTGCACCGGCTATGGCAAGTGCATTGTCTAGACCCATTACAGCATCGGCCCAGACAATGGTAGCCATGGCACCCCAAAAAGTACTTGCAGCCTGAACTTCATGATCTTGTTCTTTGTTGTCGCGTACCAGAGTCCAGGCAATGTACAACAAGGCTAGACCACCTACGAGCCTCAAGCCCGGGATCATGAGCAAATAAGTCAATGCAGCCACACATGCGAACCGGACTCCCACTGCACCAACCGTGCCCCATAACATGGCCCGCTTACGCAGGTCTGGTGGTAGGCGACGACTGGCCATGGCAATAACGATAGCGTTTTCGCCGCCTAATACTACATCAATTAAGATAATGGCACCTAGTGCCCAAATGAGTTCAAGCATTATTTCTTATTCCTCTGATCATAAAACTTGTTGCCTAGCCATATGGCCACAGCAATACTCAAGCAAAGGATATAGAGCTTGATTTCATAAACATCCCAGATTGATGCGTATTCAAACATTATAGAGTTGCTCCACCCACCGAGCGGTTACATTGGCAAAGTTCACCAGTTTGCAGTGCATCAAGAACTCTAAGAGTTTCTTCGGGGCTACGACCAACATTGAGGTTATTGACTGTAATGTGTTGAATAACATTGTCAGGGTCAACGATGAAAGTAGCTCTCAAAGCTACACCATTTTCCTCATCAAGAACTCCTAGTGTTTGAGCTAGTCCTCCTTCAACATATCTTTGATGTTCTTCGTCATAGTCTTGCGGTGTCTTGAGAAGATCCGCAAACATCCATGAGTTGGTTTTCTTCAAATCTTCATGAGCATTGCGCCAGGCAATCTTGCAGAATTCGTTGTCAGTGCTGCCCATGAGCAATACGGCATCACGATCGTTAAAATCATTTACCAGTTTATCATAGGCAACAATTTCAGTTGGACATACAAAGGTAAAGTCTTTGGGATAAAACATGATGATCTTCCACTTGCCAGGGAAGGATGCTTCCGTTAGGTCCTCAAAGGCACCTTCGGGTGTAAGAGCACCGGGCTTTACACCGACAATTTTGAACGGACGAAGTTTATCACCTACTGTTAGCATTTTAGCTCCTTTTTTCGTATAGGTCTCGATATTCAATTAAAAGCTCCGCCCAGTCATCTCGATGTTCGACAAAGACCTGCGGATCACTATCTTCTACGGCAATTATAATGGCTAATCTGGGAATTGTCAATCCATAGCGTTCTTCGGCCATGATGGCATAGGCACTGGCCTGCATGAAGTAGCTGTGAATCCAATCTCGTTGTTTGGGTTTTGAACTTGTTTTGAAATCTATGATGTGCGGCTTGCCCTTGTAGTCTGCAATGCAGTCTACGGTACCAGCCAATCTTAGATAGTCACTGTAAAGATTATACTCACTGGCTCTGATGTTGTCGATTTCATCCAAATGCGGACGTATGCGATCGAACAGGTCCTGATGCAACGGATTGTCTAAGACAATCTCCTCATTCTTTATATATCTTTCTGCGAGCTTGTGTACGCGTGTTCCACGTCTTGCAGCAGAATTGCTGATGCGATTGGCCTCAGCTGCGCCTATGCGATTACGCCAGGCCGCAATGGCTTCGCGACCATGTTCACTTAGAACAGTTGTGACCGAGGGATAGGTCTGTCCCTCGGGTGTGGCATAGGTTCTTTTTCCGGAGCTTTCATTGGTTACGGATTGAAGCTTAATCTCAGGCAACCAATCATGACAAAATTTTTTCACTTAGTGTAGGTCTTGTAGAACTTCTAGTGCATGGTTATAGTGTTTGACTCTATCTTCAAGACCAATGAAACCACCGTTGATGCGTTTGGTCATCATTCTAATGTCTTGCTGATCGGCCAAGGCGTTTAATTTATTGGCACTCCAGAACCAACAGGCGCTGTGCAGTGCGTAGTAAGGCTGGGTCAGGCAGTCAGGTACTTCCAATAAGGTCCAGTCTTCAAACAGATATTCGCTGCAGCGTCTGTAGTTGTCTTTGCCAGTCAACTGTATGAGACCACGTCCACGAAACTTCCAGCCTTCGCCACTGGATTCATCACCATTGCCCATTCTGCCACCATAGACTCTGTTGGCAATCTTTTCGGGCTGCCGTGCATAGGCATTGGCTAATTCCAGGGTAGGAAAGTATTTTTTGAATACACCCATGAGTCCCTGTGCGCTGTAGTTGAGATTTTCCGAAAGCATGGTAAAGCCACCGCTTTCGTGTGCACATTGTGCTATGAACGCCGATGTCCTAAGAACATCTGTGATGTCGTATTGTGGTAGAACCTCACTTAAACTTTCGTGCCATTCCTGTGGATTTTTGATCCTGGGTAAAAGTTTCTGTACATGATCAAGTCTGAAATCAAAATCAAACTGATCGGCCATTTAATCTATCCTTGTATAGTTAAGAACATTACCGGCTCCGTACTGGGCTTCACCAAGCATTTTTGCATCATAATCATTGCTGGCCCAGATCAGGGTTTCGGCAGTTTGGTAACTGTTGATACGAACCCAAAGTTTATACTTGTACATTATGCGTACTGTTCCTCATAACTTAATCTGGCAAGAATGTATTCCTTGACGATGTCGGACCTTACTATGTCCTTGACGTAAAATTCTATGACTCTGAAACTTGGCATCATGTCGGCTATGACCATGAACTTCTTGAGTCCAGACATATCGGTCTTCTTGTAGAGATCGGTCTGTCTAAAGTCACCACAGAATATGATCTTGCTGTTCTCACCCACTCGGGTGATGATGGAGTTAAGTTCCATGTCAGTCATGTTCTGTGATTCGTCGACTATGATCACACTGTTGTCCAGCGTGATGCCTCGAACAAAACTTGTTATCATGAATTTCACAGTACCCTGTTCACACAATCTCTGAAAGGCATCGTGCCTGCCAAACAAATTCTGGCAGATGTCCTGATAGGGTAGCTGATATACCTCGGTCTTTTCCTTTTCGTCGCCGGGCAAATGACCAATTTCTCGGCTGGGTACTGCGCTCCTTACTATGACTACCTGATGATATGGGTTGCCATGATCTAGTACTTCCTCCAGTGCTTTGTACAGGGCTATGTAGCTTTTACCGGTTCCGGCCACACCATGCAGTAACATGATGCGACTATCATCATAACTGTCGAAAAATCTCCGTTGGTTCTCAGTTAATGGCTCTATGACCGTAAGATCATCAATTCTAATTTTTAGTTTATTAGTAATGGTGACCTTAGGCTGGTTTGCTTCTTGTACTGCATGAATCTTTTTTGCCATGTACGCCCTCTTAAGTAGCAGAGGACATAGGTCCTAATGGACATGTCCTCCCATCGGATGGTTATGTTTGTGGATCATTTTCTACTTAGCTTGGCACCGAGGTCAGAGCGAGGGTTAGCCTGTCCGATCCTACTTAGTACCTCTCGGAAACCGTTGTCCAGGGTCCGTACACCCAAGCGTACAGGATCACCGAAAGACAACGGACTGGTGAAATGGGGCTGATAGTCCTTGGCGCCGCAGTGTGGACAACTTTGGGCATCGCGTTCGGACATGCGACAGGTTACATCAAATTCATGTTCACAGGTATTGCATTTAAAAGAATATACAGGCATGTTAAGCGGCTTCAAGAAGGATTGATTTATTTGTATTTAGCCTTTCAGCCAAAGCAAAACTAGCTAGATTTTTGGCTTTGGATTCGCATTGAATGTCAAAATCTTCGAAGCTCAGAGCCCAATCGTTGCAAGCATCATTCCAGTAAAAATTGCTATGAGCTCGGAGCTTCATGCGATTCTTGCCGCTCTGCACCAAGGTGCTCAGACAAGGCATGGTGTTAGGGCAATGATCTGCAACGATGCTTTCGGGGCTCAGGCTATAATGGAGCGCAGGGCGTACACCCCGCCAAGATTCAATGACTTCACGAACTCGTGAATCCTGGGGTTGGATATATTCGCCAGTACGAATCCAATGATGGTGGATATCGAGAACAAGAGCACAAAGGTCTTTAAGTTTGAGACTTTCTTCCAAGCCCCAACGAGTCTCATCATTTTCGATGGTGAGCATGCGTTGGGCCTCGGTGCTGAGTCTGGACCACACTCTTTGAATTCCTTCGGCTCCTTGCCGACCTGCGATGTGAACATTGATTTTAAAATCCTGAAAGGTTTTGCCAAATCCCATCCAACGGGCCATGTCAACATGATACTCGAACTCCTCTAGACTGCGATTTACTATGTCAGCGCTCTCTGAAGCCAAAACAACAAACTGACCAGGATGAAAGCTAAGGCGAACGCCCCGCCTACGAGCAAGCTCGCCCACAACAGGAAGATGGCGCTCACAATAGTCCCTAACGTCATGACGACGCCAAAAATAGCTCCAGGTAGGTTCGGTATAAACAGGCAAGATATCGCTACCAAGACGCACCATCCTAAGATGTTCATGAAGATTACCTACCCTTTCCACCAGCAATCTGATGCTTTCAATGTTGTGAACCATAAGATCCCAGAGGCGTTGTTCGGCAACTTCCTGAGTCTGGCGATTGAGCCAGGCTACGGTGGTCACTCTAGTGTTCAAACGTTTGGCATCGTCCTGGGGCTTGAATCCATCGATTTGGTCGACATTGTCAATCCACTTGCAGCAAAATCCAATTTTCATTGTGAGGCCTTGTATCTTTCAATGATATGACGACAAATTACTCGGGCACGATTGCTCATGAGTCCGCAGTCTTTGAGCTGTTTTACACAGGCTACGACAAATTCTGCTTCGTAGGCATAGAGATTAGATGCGCTGGCCTTGCCAGATTCCGCAGCACCAAAGACGTTGATAGCAGCAACGGTCACAAATATTTCTTCATCATTAAATAAATGTAGCTTCCGATTGGGCATCGGAAAAGGAATGACATTTGCCATGGGAGTCTCCTCCCTGTATTTATCAATAAAACCCCATGTTACGACGTTTGACCTTGGGAGCATGAATCTGACTGTGGAAAATTTCTGCCAGAGTCTTTTCACCGGTCATGCGATCAATGCCCAATTTATCGGCCAGAGCCTGATGCTCGGTCTCCTGCATGGGACGGAACTCCAGAACATCAAAACAACGACCCGGACGAACCAACGCAGGATCTATGTCCTTGATGCTGGGCAGGTTGGTGCTAAAGATCATCTTTTTACCTTTGCTAGTAATTAGCCCGTCGCCAACGTTCAAGAATTTGTGCATGACATCGTTGCCATCGGATCTGCAACCCAAAAAGGTATCGGCATCTTCCAGGATCATGACGTTGTTCTGTCCTTCGACAAAGCGGGCAAAGATATAGTCCTTTTCCAGGATGCTGGCATCATAGCTAACCAGGGCATTGGTCTTGGTGTACTGCAACAGGCCACGAATAAAGCTGGTCTTGCCTGTACCAGGCGGGCCTAGCAACACCAGCACACTCGCCGAACTATCCATGTAATCATCATAGTACTCGAACAAATCCTTAGTGAGAAACGGATACATTTCAGGCAAGGGCTGCTTTTCATCGGTAATGGGTACAGTGGCACTGTTGCCATCCGAAGTATACATCCATTCAACAAAGCTCTTGGCAATGGTAAATTCTTCGCTGAGCTTCTTGCTCCAAGAGCCAACGAAATCTTTACCGCCTACGAACTTGACTCTGACCATGTTGGAGTCTGCACCATATTCCCAATAGCAATCGTCTGCAAAGAACACATAGCCATGATCTTCGCTCATGCTAAAGACACGCTTGGGTTCTTTGAGAGTCGAAATGAACTTTCTTACGGTACGAACATCGGTCAGCAAATAGATGCGTTCCAGCTCGACATCTTTGTTGGCTAAGAATCTTTTCTGCAGTATCTGACTGATAATAATATCGTCTACACTGCTGGCCGCCATGTGGAACGGACTATGGGCTAGATCATCAAACATATGCGGTCCTGGTATGTCATCGGTATAGTGTTGAGGCATAAGGCTGTCTTTGCGTTTGTTGCGTCTACGAGACAGTCCTCTGTAAAGATTTCCTCGTGTTTTCCTAAGGAAGTGGTCAATTTCTTGTTGAGTAGGCATTAGTAGTATCTGTGTTTAAAAGTCCAGTCCTGGATCTGTTCATCAGTAAATTCGAGTTCATGATCTCTGCAAAAGTTTTTAATCAAGGTATTAATGCCCGTATCGGTAAAGATACTGTTGTGCAGAGACATGTAACCAGCATTCAGTGCTGGTGCATAGCTCCCTTGATGGAAGCCAAATACATTGTATAAGGCATGTCTGTAAGAACCCCGATCATCGAGCTCAGCTTTGCATATCCTTCGAACAACTGCACAAAATAAATCAATCTGATCTTCTTCGGACAAATCGTTCCAAAGCTTTTCGCTGCGTTCTTGATCTTTGCGCATACTCTCTGCAAAGATATCTCTGAGTTCATCCAATTCACGAGCTTCGCTGGCTTTTTCATCGGCATCATAGATCTTGACATCCCAGCCCATGTGACCAGCATTGGGTATGAGTTCGTAGCTTACATTGGCTGCAGTAATTTCACCGGAACTGCGTTTGCTTTCTACGTGCAGACCCACCAGTAAATCTGGATCGTCAACATCGCCCATGCGGAATTCATAGATCGGTTTCATGATCTTCCTTCAAATCCTGATAGAATCGTTTTTCCTGAATGCTAAGTTCGCCACGTTTACGAGGACTGCTGCACAGCGGACAATCGGGCACACCGCAATCCAGCGCATGATGCTTGGCTAACTTGTGTGGCTCAGTAACCTTCATGCCCATGGCCGTAGCAATCTTAACTTGCTTTTTGATGGCATTTTCATCGCGATGTCTGCGCTGACTGTTCTTGATTTTGTCCTCTGTATGGCTCATAACAACTCCTATTTCATGACCGTGCTATGATCTGCAACATCCTTGTCTTCGCGAATCTCTACAAACACTGGCAAAAACAAACTTTCGGTATTGCCCTTTTTGTCCTGTATGCGTGCATTATATTTGATGCTAGCAATTTTGCCAACCACCGAAGGCTGAATCGAATCACGATCGGCATCGGTAAAACCCGTTCCAACATTGACAACAATTCTCCCATCTTCGGAACTAACTACTAAAGCTCCCAGACGATTGGCATTCTTGCCCGTGCCCAACTCCCAGCCAATGATGCGCATGTCAGCCTCGAGCTCGCCCTTGAACTTAATGCTGCCCTTGCTGCGCTTGTCTTCCCAGATGGCATTGCGATCCTTGAGTATGGTGCCTTCCTGACCTTCGGCTAAAAATCTTTCGAACATTCTGCGAGCCTCATAGTCATTGTTTACATATTCGGTAAACACCGGACTAATCAAATGACTTAATTGTCTGCTGGACTCTGAAAACTGCTTGTGGGCGCCCACGAGTCTAGTAAAGCGACTTTCGTAGGCTACTGAATAGATGCCCTGGACAAAATTTTCTACGGGTATGGCATCCCAGATGGTAGCACGAATCTGAGCAGCCTCTGACTTGCTTACTGTGCCCTTGACAGCCTTGTTGAGTATGCCGTTGCCAGTCTTGCGATCCAGAGGCCGACCTGCAGCATCTACTACCAGCAGTTCACCATCGAAAACATAGTCAGCACCATACTCCTTGGCCAGAGCAACAAAGGCCTTAGGAAACAGGTCATTGGGTATGCTGATTTCTTTGCCATTGCGGCTACGAAACTCTACGTTTTCACCACGGACGATCGCGTTAAAGCGCATGCCATCCAGCTTGAGCTGACAGATGCCTGGCCAGTCGAACCGGTCAATGAGTCGCTGGTCGTAGGCTGAAGCCAGCATGACGGGATAGGTTGGGATGTGCCCAGGTCTAATTTTGTTGATGGTTGCTTCGCTGACCCCACACTTGAGGTCCTTTGCAATGACTCGCTCAATAACCAGGCTGTCTGCTTCACTCACGTTCTCCAAAATGTATACAAGATGATCTATGCCTGCGTTGCCAGTGACTTCACGATTGCTGAGTCGACCCAGTTCTGTTAGGGCCTGGGCTAGGCTCAGCGTACCGGTCCGTGACTTGGTGTGCGCAGGAATTTTTTTGATGTAAAAATTTACAAAGGGATCGAGTGCCAATCGAGCCGCTTGCCAAAAATCTTGATTCTGGAGCTCGGACCGCAGAATGGCTTCTTTGGCCAGGCGACTATTGTCATTGGCTAATTTATCTAGGACGGTGTATACGGTATTCATTATGCAGTAAAATCCCAAGTTTGTGTACTTCGATCATGTTGCTTGCTTGACGTTCTTCTACAATGGTCGTACCATTCAGCACCTGTACGCGCCATTGTTGCTGATCAATGTCGAACCAACTGATGATCCTGTAGTCGGTGCTTGCTGTTGCGTTTGTAGACAAGTTTGTTCTCCACGGTGCGTGAATAACGCTGGCTCCATAGCTCCCGAGCCAAAGGGTTACGACGTTTGACTTTGCTTTTCATGACCATATTTATTACCTCATTCATACAGTGATTCTAGCAAATTCCAACCCTGATGTCAAGCACTTTCTTTTACTTGCAAATCAATGACTTACAGCTACGATTTCCGGCACACCGGCCATGGGGCAGTTTATGGGCACTGGACAGACATTGTTGGTCATGTCCTGCTGGCACGTAGGGCAACGTATGATTTCACGAAATTCTGGTACATCGACCCACGGATGTCGCAAACCAGAATTGCCTTGCTGGCGACTCTGTAGACGACCATTGAGCCATCTAAGTTCCATGATTCACCCAGGCATGTGCAGGATCGATCATGTGACCAACATCCCAGCGATGCTTGACATCAGGGTTCTGATCCATGACAGACTTCATGTAGTCTGTGACCTGATCCAGATTGCGAAATACACCCACCAGGGTGCGGTTACGTGGACGATTCATGCTATCCACAGTTGCCAGTGTAAGTATGTAGCGTTCCATGCTTAGAATTTCATGGTGTCGGTTGCGTGCATGCTGCTTAGATTGATGCCCCAGTCAGAACCCGAAGCCCAAGGACTGATCCTGCAGGCTGGGTCCAGATTATTGATGTTAATCTGTCCCTGAACCATGGGTTGAGCCAGATCCACGAAACGTTCCAGTTGCTGCTTGGCATCGGCTGCAGTATAAGCACTAAACTCCATGCTGTATTCATCGTTGATGCCATGTGCTTTGATGGTGTACTTCATGCTGCCTGTTCCTTCATGGTTGTGGTATTGGTGATGGTCTCATAGAGCGTTTCGAATTCTTCGTGCTCTTCACGTTCCTGTGTAAAGTTCTGACGATGGTAGACCTTGGCCATGCGACGAAAGGTCTTCTTGTTGAGACCAAAGTTTTCACAGGTATTGGCAATGGCTTCTTTGATGAGGTCACGCTCGGCTTCGATGCGTGTCATGCTGCCCGAAATTTCATCGAGCGCACCTTTGATGGCCTTGCGATCGGCCGGACTGCTGGGAATGGTCATTTTAACTCCTTCAAGAAAGACATGAAATTCATAAAATCAACGGGTTCAAACTTCAGTGCTGGTGTACCCATGGTGGTGGGTACTTCGGTCCAGGTCAGACCGAGATTTGCGGCAAACTCTGTTATGAGGTCGCGGGACCAGGCATCATAGGGCCAGATCTCGCAAAGATAGGGATTGGGACTGTACTGAGGCCGCATCAGCGCCTCATGCTAGAAATTTCTTTGGCTTCGGTATCGCTAAAGATGGGAACTGCGTTGCTCTTGTGCATGGTACCTATGCCTTTGATCTTGGTACCCGTATACACCGGAGCAGCTTTCTTGGCCGTTGTACCTAGACCTGTGTCCAGACTAGGTATGTGTGCATTGGTGGTACGTCCCGGTGGAGGAACGAGTTTGGGAAAGGGCCTAGTAAGTGGTCGACTAGTTGCAACTTTGCTGCGAGTCGCATCCACCAACGTTTTCCAACTTTGTTCAAGTTCTTCATGCTGTCGTTTCTGTTCTGCCGAAGCCCATTTGAATTTGCCCCGGCGCTTGCCTGTGGTAGTGAATTTAGGATGTTCCAGATGCATGGTCATAATATAGTCCCTTCTTCATGGTCACAGTACGTAGTATAGCACCTTTAGTGCAGGCTGTCAATAACCGTATTTACTTTTTCCGCTTTTTCGTTGAGCGCTTCGCAGATGAAGTGGGCATATCTTCGTTTGGCATCGATGTCGGTAAAATCTCCTCGGATGTCGAGGGTAACGTCGTGGGTAAAGTCTTCGGACATGACAAAGACGTCGTCTCCGTCGGTCCAGACATACCAGGGTCCGGTATCGATACCGGTGATGTAGTTGTAGTGCGTTTTCTTTTCCATGTTAGATCATAGTACATGCGTGGGAGATCTGCAACTGCAGTCATAAAGGGTCTGCTGTTACGGATGTTATTGGATGTCATTTCGGAGTTTGGTAAGAATTTCTAGAGCTGCTGGGCTGAGATATAACTTTACTGCAGGCTCTACATGTATGGGCTGATTGATGTTCCTGTAACTTTGGTTGGTGGGAACACCACCAACGCTGTTGACAAGTATGCCATCGGCCATGATATGAAAAGGATATCTAAAGGTCAAACTTGGAAATGCTACGTGAAGTGGAACGATTTTCATGTTTGAGCTTTCGGATATCCAATAACCTATGATTGAAATTGCGATCCGTGGGACCGTCAGAAACTACGGTCCAGTCAGACCGGCTAGCTGTTGTTGCAGGAGCTGCTTCTCCATTTCCGGAGTCAAACCAGCTACGGAGCCAGCCCCAGAATCCTTTTTTGCTTTGGCCTTGGGTTTAGGTTCCTTCTTGACCTTTTCCAGTGGCGGAATTTCTGCTAGAGTTTCGGGCAGAAGCGTAGGAAATGCTGCTCGGATTACTTCGGGCGTTATACTAGGGTACTTGTGTGTAAGTTTACGATCCTTGATCAACAGCACCAGTTCGGCTTCGGTGCTGTGTATGCCTTCCAGCATCTGAATGAACAGATTTTCACGTTTGGTGCGAGAAAGTTCGTTGGGTGTCAACCAGATGTAGAATCTTCGATATTCGGTGTACAGATTGGTCTCGGTATAACCCAAAGGACGTTCGACATCGTTTTTAAACGGTGGCGTTCCTTCGGGTAGATTAAAATTCAGAGCAGGGTTGAAGTTCATGTTCAAGATACCACGAAGCTGTGTGGTGTTATACTTTTGCAACACTGCGACTTTTTCTTCGTGTGTCTTGGCCTTCTCTACTTCTTCAAGCACCTGAGGTATGGTGGTCTTCATCAGAACTCCTCGATAACTTCCATCATGTTTTTCATTTTATGATGAACAAAATAATTGAACAATTTACTGCGATCTTTGTTGGGCAGACTTAGATAGGTCTGCAGGATACGTTGTTCTACATCTGCAGGAATAAAATTAAAATCCACCAGAGTCTGGTTACGAATCCACCGAGTCTGAAATTCCAGATCCTGTGGACGCTTGGCTGGATCGGTCCATTCGTCTATTTTTTTGCTGGTGATTGGACGTTGCCGAATGTTTTCGTATACACTTTCGTCGGGGCTAAGTACATTGGGGACTCCGTCTCCTTTGTCGCCACGGATCGTGTGTTCCAATAGAGCTCTCTCCGGCGTTGAGTCTGGGACCACAAATTTTTTCTGAGTTGGCGAAAACTGTTTGACATTCTTATATTTCTGCAGTTGTACAAAGTCATGATCTCCGCTGATGACCAAGAAAGGTTCGGGCTCATCGAACAGCGGATTGCCATTGCTGCTGGTCTGACTGTATTTAGCCATGACTGCAATGATGTCATCGGCTTCGGCTCCTTCGATCCACAGGACCTTGTAGGGGAAGAAGCTTTGGATTTCATCACGAATGGTATCCAGAGTGTCGAAGATGGCTTTCCAATCGAAGCCCGAATCTTCACGATCTTTTTTGCGATGCTTCTTGTAGAAAGGAAAAATCTCCTTGCGCCAGTAGTTTTTACTGTCACAGGCCAGCACCATTTCACCATAGGTATTACCAAATTTTTTCTTGTAGCCACGAATGCTGTTCAGGATCATGTGCCGAATCAATGGAACATTGATCTCAACATCGGTTCGGCCGCCGAGTTCGGCCATGAGATTGCTAATAGCAGTCTGACTGTAATCAATTACTATCACTTAGAGACTCCATAATTTCGTTATAAATTTCATCATTGGCTACGGATCGCAACCGGTCTATGAGTATGCTTTCCAGAGCCAAGATCTTGCTGGGCTTGTATCCAGCCATATGATAAGCTCTAAAGTAAAGTTTGTCAAGATCCAAATCCATGGCAATGCTATATTCTTCCAAGAAGTAGCGCCAGCTTTCGGTCATGGCATCTTCGGCACTGGGCACTCGACGTTTGATCTTTCTGAGGTGACTCAGAAACCTTAGCCGCATGCCTCCGGTGTTGGCCGTATTGCTCATGCCAACATAAAATGCTTCATTGTAGTCGTGTATGACATAAACGCCGCGACCGATGAGGCTGTTGATGTTGCCACGGCGATCGCAAAATCTGAACTCTACGTAGCTAGGTTCTGATATGTTCAGGTAACCGCAGATGTCTTGCACACTCTTGTCAATGAACGAAGGTCCAGCCAAGGTTGGGCCCATTATTTTATCACTCGTAGTATGATGCAATCTGCATTAACAATGCCATTGGGGTTGGCGGCTTTGGTGGTCAGGGCCTCCATGAATTTACGAAGCTGCACCTTGCCAGCGTTGAGAATTTCTTGTGTCTGGTCAGCAGGCTTGCGAAGGGTGCGCATGTCACTCATGTCGGGATCGTAATTCTGCAGCCTGGTTCCTTTGCACTGCAGACCCTGACCACTGTCGGTACGATACACACTTAGCTTCTTGGACTTGACATTATAAATCCAGGCCTGGCTGGCTCCAATGATTTCTACTGGGCTCACGCTGTTCAATTTAAGCTCGGCATGTTCCTTGAGATACTGGAGCTTGGCAACCTGCACCGTAGGCGGCTTAGCCTTCTTGGGACGAGGCTTGCGATTGGCCTGCTTGAATGCTGCGTACTTGTTCAATCCCTCGATCATGCCAGCCAGAAACTTGGCATAGTCCTTTTGATGTTTCTTTTTGAGATTGCTATAACCTTCAACCAGGTCCTTGTCCTTGGCTTCGATGACTTCAATGATTTCACGAAGCTTGTTCTTGAGGAACTGTTCGATCTTAGGAGCATAGGCCTTGGGTATTTCCTTGCCTTTGAGGTCTGCTTCGATGTCGAAGTCTTTGCCTTCTTTGAGGAAGTCATCCAGGGCACCTTCGATGTTGCCCAGATATTCGCGAGCCTTGGCATCCATGCTTTCCTGAATGCTGGGCCGCGGAGTGGCCTTGACTGCTACAACAACTTCATTGGCCTGAAGTTTGGCATAGACTCGCATGTAGTCACGAATCTTATTTACATGCAAGTCCGAAAGTACGGCACCACGCTGATGTATGCGACACAACCATCCAAAGGTGGGTGTTACCTCGCCTCGTGCCTTGTCAAAGCCTATGAGGCTTTCGGGCATGTGCTGCTTGATCCAGCTACGAGCAAACTTGGTGGCATCTTTGCGATCCTGTTCGGCATGATACCAGCTTAGAGCTCGCATGAGCTGAGTTTGGTAACCGGACTCGCCAGCCTTGATGGCGACGGCATTAGGCTCAATGTCAACCTTCTTGACCTTGCGGGGATCTGCTACTTTTTCAACCATTGCGCTCTCCAAGAGTATAACCTAGCACAAAACTAATCTGACGCACGCTATCGAATCTAAAGCTTCGGAAACTGTCCTTGTCCAGATCCCAGACACTAATGGCAGTGTTGCTGAGCTGTCGTTCGTCACGCTTGTCTGTGGCAGGCAAATACTTGTCCTGAAGCGAACAACGCATCTTTCTCAAAGTACCATCGCGTTTGGTGAATTCAATGTTGACAATTTCAGACCTGAGCAGGCCATGAAGCCACTCCCGAAAACGAGCCTGTTCGGCTTCGTTCCAGGTAGTATATAAGGGAGCAGAAAAATCGGTCGCTGAGTTCATAATATGTTCGGGAATGATGTTATCAGTTGTATACGTTAGTGAAAATCTGACCAGAAGTTTTACCGTTGGCAGTTAATTTGGCAGGACCTTTGCGACCCCGTACAGTTTGGATGGAACCACCACGAGCCAGGAATTCCTGGAGTTCGCGTTCGGCTTGTTCGCGCACTTCTTCTTTGCTGCGAGCAGGAAATAAATTTTTCAATGCACCCATGTCAAGCTCCTTTTTTGGTTACAAAACTATTTATCATACCACGATTATAGCACCTTTGAATACCAGAGTCAAGCATAGGGTCTTTGTCTAAGAATGAGGCACTAGAGTGTGGCGATGAGGTTACCTTCGGTGTCTTTGATTTGGATGGTCAGGCCCTCTTCGGCTCGTAGACGTTCTGCCAAATGCCATGCGCTGTTTTCGCTGAGATTGGTTCCACGATTGACCCAGCCTCCGGTCTTGGATCGTTGTATGACATTATAGCCTATGGTTTGGGGGAAATGCAAAGCATCATCACCAGTATTACTGGATTGATCGTTGATATAAAAATACGCTGCAACGATGCCTGCTATGACAAGCACAATCAACGCAACAAAAAGAAATTCAAGTATGGCATCTATCATTTTGTGTCCTAGTGCAGATTACTGGTTTTGGTTTTTATGTAGGGACTATGACCCAGAATATGTTTGGTCATCATGGCATATTCATCGGCATTGAGTATGGTGCGATACATGCTCAGGGACTGCACCATCATGCAGGCTGCTACCAGCAGCGGTGGCATGTCCTGGTCAACCAGCAAATTTTCAATGAAGTCATGAAGGGCATCATGTATGTCTGAAGCTTGGTCGTCTGATTCCATCATGTTTCCTCGTTTTCAATTAGCAGCGAATTAATGTTGTCGGCTATGTCATAGCCCCACATCCAATTATTTTCATTGGCTTCATCCCATTCTTTGGAATCAGGATCGGCATCAATGTAATCTTCGATGCCATTGGCAAACCAATCTGCGAATATTTCGGGATCAATAAAACCATCGTCACCGACGACACCATGTCGAGTGAGAATGTCTCGAATCATTTCGATGTTGCTGGAACCATCGATGCAGGATTCAATCTCATCGTCGGAAAGTTTTCGTACATCAAGCATTTGATTCCTCGCGTTCTAAAACTTGTTCATAGATACCAAAGCACAGGTCCAAGTCATCGGGTATGGTGGCTAGAATTTCTTCGGAAGCCATCTGTGCATATTCATAATGATCCTCGACACCGTCTTCGTAAATACCGCAAAATGCCAGACCGGGCTCGTGATACATGAGATGTACTGCATAGCCCAAACTTTCCAGATGTTGAAGAAATTCTTTGGGATAGCTCCAGGGAGTATCGAATTCTACGATGATGCGGTCTTCGTCGCATTGTATGACCTGTATGTCATTTTCGGCGACGTCCCATTTAACGCCCCAGTTTTCTATGCTCCAGGCATAGTCCCATGCACCCGTAGGGTTGGGCAGAAATGCCGAAAATAATCCTTCGCTTTGCAGCGCCAGATTGAAACGTTTGATCTTTTCTGGATCATCACTGGTAACCGTAAGGTTGTTGTTGCACCAATTAGGCATGATTCATCCTTTTGCGAATTAGGTCGCCCAGACTTCCACCACCCTGAACATCAATATGATCTACAATCTTAGCACATTGATCTATGGTCATGGAAATTAATTTTTTGACTTCTTGATCGTAATCACTGCCCCAATCAATGTAGTCTGAACCAGGTCCCCAGGATTCATCTTCCCAAAAAACAAAGCCAGCTTGTTTGAGCAGTTTGAGTTCTGATGCTGTAAAAGTTTCCATTAGAATATCGCCGCCAATATACCTGCAAAATTAAGAGCACTAACAAAAAGGTTAAACCAACCCCACTTATTTTGACCTTGATCGAACTGAACCATAGCAGCCCAAAAGCACACTACAGTGAAAAAAGCATTCATGGTTACGCCAGCTATATCAAACATAACGGTTTTCTAGTTCTTTGATGACTGCTTGCATGGCACGATCCCAACCTTCATCTTCGCCCATCCATTTGATGGTGCTGAATTCTTGTTTGAGATCTTTGATGATGTTTTTGGTCAGAGCTGCAGGGAAGGCATCGCCGGGGTAGCTTAGATCAATGCTACGAGCCGATGCCTGGGCTAAGTTTCTTAGACGTTGGTTCATGGTAAGATGTTATAGCAGATGCCCTGAGCACTGATTTTCTTGACGACATTTTGTTGTTCTAGTTCTTGTTCAAGAAGTCTGAGTTCTTTGCGGTCACGCACCACAGGCTGATCAACTTTGAGTGTAATGAAGCGCTTTCTGTAGTTGATGTGTATGCCCTTGGCAGCATAGCAGAACTCTAGCCGCAACTTTAGGCGCTCGGCTTGCAGGCGTTTGCGATCTGAATACAGGCTGGCATTGACGCTGTTGCGCATGCGTGCATCCAGGTAGGCCCAGAGCTTGTTGCTGGCTTCGGTGTTGTCAATTTCTTGCATCTTCATGTCATTCTCCTTACTGTACTGCTATTCTAGCACCTTTGAATACCCGAGTCAAGCAACGGGTCTTAGAAGCACTGCGTAACGTAATGAGTAATGGCACCTGTGTAGTCACGAACTGGAGCCTGCCAGCATTGCTGTCGGTAACCCGAATGCGGAACATGCACATGCGGCTGGGGCTGGTACATTGGCTGCGGCTGGTGCTGCGGATACACCGGATAGTTCTGAACTCGAACTTCAGGCTGGCGGATGCTCAGATAGGTAATGGCAGCTACGCCTAAAGCAATGTTTTCGCTTCGCCCCCAGGCTTGGGCATCAGAAGCCACAAGAGCAGAGCTGGCAACTAGACTGGCAATGAGAAATTTCTTCATTAGCGTACTCCGGTACGATTAAGTTTGGGTTTGAGTTCTGAAATTAGCTCCCGCTCCAGCATGTGAGCTTCGGCTTTGCCACGTACAACGGCAACTATTTCATATTCGTGCGCTTCGGGACCATGACGCTCTATGCTGTTGCATAAAGGCCAGCCCTTGGCTTCGTTGAGTGCACGCCAGACGTGCTTTTGAATGCGGACTCGGAGGTCCTTGAGCCGCCAGCCTACGGTGATGCCTATGTAGATCTGGCGGGTTTTGGTGCAGGTAATCTGATAGACTATGTGTCTGCGATCGCTGCGGGCTTTGCGTTTTTTAATTTCCATGCTACGATTATAGCACCAAACAAAGCCCCTGTCAAGTCAAGGGGTATTCTAAAACTACAAGCAAATCAATGACTTACATGACCTGCGGTTCGTTGCCGTTTTTGAACCCCCAGAAACCACCACGAGCCTCTACGGTCTTCTTGAGATCTTCGAGCGCCATGGGCGTGTAGTCGAGCCGTTCGACGCTGACATTGAAGTAGCGCGGATCAATGCTGCTAGGATCACTCTCATCAACTAACACTTGACGCTGATGAAGATGACCATGCACATTGATGCCAAAACGTCCCATGCTGTGCGGGTGTACGGGCACATGGCTATAGATAACACCATTTTTCACATCATAGGCTCGGATATCTTCGAAATGTTCAGCATAGTCCTTGAGCTTGAAGATGTCGTGATTGCCTTTGACAAGGATTTTACGACCACGCATGGCCTTGAGGTACTGAAACCCCCAACGACCTATGACAACGTCACCGAGCACAACTACTGTATCTCGATCGCGCACCACAGCATTCCAACGATCCACCATGACAGCATGCATTTCATCTACGTCAGAAAATGCCCTGAGCGGCGCACCATCGTCACGCTTAAAGGTAAGTATGTTCTTGTGACCAAGATGAAGATCACTGATGAAAAAACGATTCATGACCAGCTCGCATGTTGTTCCTTGACGGTTTCCATTCCGTCGTATTCATGTATGTGCCAGACAACATCGTCTGGGATGTTTACTACCTTCAATTCCGCATGTCGACCATTGGCTTCGGGGCCCAAGACTTCAACTATATGGACCAGGTCCGGATCATTTCTTGCAAGATCTTCGGCATACATGGGTTTGCCAGGTTCACTGTACCAATAATCTACATCCCAGTCATCACAGGCATGCGCCCAGCCCTTGCGTTCGGCGATGATGCGATGTGCTTCTGATGACAAACCAAAACCACCGTAGCAACGATTTATAACAACTTTCATGATTTCACCTTATCCTGTTCAAGCCATAATTCTAAGGTATTTTCTTCGATTTGCCAATACCGTTCCACCGCATGCATGGCAGATTTTTCGTCAATGAAGTGCCCCAATACCTTTTCGGATTCGTTGGTAAAAGGTACAGCATCGGCATAGACTTTGGCAATCCATAGGGTGCTGTTCATGACCAGGTGCCAGGCACTGCCTATGATTCTACCATCATTTTTTCTATAATAGTAGTTCATGCTGCTGGTATTTTTCCAGGCGTTATCCATTGTTCCAGGTCCATATGATGCGATATCTGCCCCAGATGAATCTTCGGAGCACAATACCATTGTCTAAAAAGATGGTAGCCAGAGAAACATGATGCCTGCTTGCACCATTTTTCTCTGACTGTGACCAATATGTATTGGTGCGTGTAATCTCAAAATGCAGTTTGCCCAAACGATAGGATCTAGTCTGCATCTTTGGTCTCTCCGTTGGGTCCGGAGATATCGTATCGACCTCCACAACCGCCACAATAAAACCATGACCAACCAAATCCATTGTCATGATACTTTCCACCTCGATGACCAATCTCACCACATTCTTTAATCAAGGCATTCTTGGCAGGATAATAAACGGTCTTATCATATTCTGCCATGAGCTCAGACATTTTTTTGTTTCGAGCTCTATCTATTTCCCATCTGCGTTTAGCAAAATCACTCATGCTTCTTCCTTATGGTCCAAGATTCATCATCGATCTTTTTCCATATGACGGTATCACCTTCCTTAAATCCTGCAGCAGCAAGTATATCCGGAGGCAATTCAATAAAGTAATCGTTGGTATATTCATCAAATTGAACTTCAACAGTAGCCTTCATGGCATTTTGCCTTCTTTTAAAGTTAAACCCTGCTCCCATTATACTTCTACATACTTTAGAGTAAATTCTTCAGCACGTGATTCATAGCCAATGTATCCTCTTGGATTACAGACAATACGTGTATTGCCTATATTGTAATCAAATACGTCATGGGTATGTCCGTGTGTCCACAACTTGATCTGAGGATGAGCTAAGATAAAATCCTCAAGATCACTACTGTATGCACCATTCATTTCTACATCTTCGGCATACCTTGGCTTGACACTTTTCTTGCTTGGAGCATGATGTCCTACAACCACATACTTTTTATTTGTATCATAATCAACAACGGCTTTTATATGCTTGAGAGTATTTTTATGTCTAATTACAGTGTCTGAGGGAGTAAGTCTGGCATATTTACGAGTACTATTACGAATGATTCTGTAATCATTCATCATCTCTTGAACCATCATCAAAGTTGTTCTATCACCGTTGTTCATATCAGTCCACAAAGTGGCACCAATAAAGGTAACATCACAAATTTCTTTGCAACTCTGTTCTAGAAAATGTACATTATTAAAGGCAGAACATTCTTCTTCTAGGTAATTATAGGCATCAGGATACTTGCTATGGTAGAACTCATGATTGCCAGCAATATAGATTACATGAGGAAACTCTGCACTGCACCTGGCTAAAAATTCCCTGTATCGTTCTGCAGTACCTCGTCTAGTCAGTTCATCCACAAATTTAACATCATCTGCTTTGAAGTCATGTAGCTCCTGCGCAGTCAGGATATCACCGCCAAGAATTAAAACGTCAGCACCATCGTTATTAAGAACGATATCACCAAACTCTAGATGTAGGTCGCTACAGATTGCTATCTTCATTCGTTGGGTCTTTCTCTATACTCAGACTTAGGTACATAGGGAAAAGTTACTGGCACTCGGCTTCCTTGGCCAGTGAAATAACTTTTACGTATCTCACCTTTTTCATTCACATACCAATCATAGAAAACGATGCCATTGATATCATATGCACCATCGTTATCTTTGAACACATGACTGCAACGCTTGTTTTGCCACAAAGGTCCGCCATTCTGTTCTGCTACATTTACCCATTCCCAATCTTCACCAGTCAAAGGAACAATAGGTTCGAACATAGCAAGTTTCTTGAATAGATCAATAGTATAAGGCGCAGTAGTTCCAGAATGTCCTTCTCCATGAAAGACATCTAGTAACTCTAGAACATGCTTGCAAATAGCTTCCTGCATTTCATCTTTAAATTTACCATGCTCATCAGTCCAACCTGCTGCTCTAAATTCTATCATGGCATGTTTTTCGTAGTTGTTCATTGTATAACCTCACTAAATGTTGTTTTATCATATTGTGTAGAGTATGACCATCGTTTATGGCACTCTATACAGTCAATGGTTCCACTTGTAATATTGCCGTCTGGATTCAAATTATTACCATGCTTGTCATAGACAGGATTATAGTACATGGCAGTAGTCACGCTATATCCATACACAAATTTACAATGACGGTCACAATCAGGATTCGGATGTTTCATTTCAATTTAGTAATTAGATTACGTAACATATCCATAGCCTTATCTAAATACTCTTCAGAAATTTCTAATCGTTCTTCTAAGAATCGAATTTGATAATGATATTTCTCTCGCTCGAGTACTGCATCTTTATCGGGTTGTGGAATATATGCTTCACCCCTGATTACCATATACGGTTCTATGGCATTAGTGTAAATCTTTAGCATTGTATTATAAAGAGTTTCCTGCTCTTGCTTGGTCATTCCAGGTGACAGTGGATTATGGGTACCTTCTATTCTATAATTTTCTTTAGGTAGTCCATAATCATGCCTAAAAGTAACACACATTGCAGTAATAATTTCTTGTTTAGTTCTCATCTCTCACCTCAAAAATATAGTGCCCGCCTCGACGACTCTGTACCCAGGTATCAAACCAAAGAATGTTATTCTCTTGCATGGCCCTTATGATGTCCTCATTACCAGACCAACCAGCGGTGCTGATGTGATATTGATATTTGTCTGCTGGATCAGATTCATTTTCCTTAAAATAACCTTCTGACCATCCCCAACTACGTAAATGCCAGATGTTTGCAATAAACTTGAACCAACCTCTAGGATCATTATAGGACCAGTTCTTTATGTGTTCAAGTGCTTGTTCAGTCGGATAACCATCCTCATCTAGATATTCTGTATTCATGTTCTGGTACACTCATGATAAATTTCGTACACAACAGCATCCATGCGCCCCAGGACATAGGATGCCAGCATAAGCGCTACAACAAAGCTTAACCTAAGCAAAAACTTAACCAACGTCATATCGCATCCACATCAAAATGGCAACATATACAACAAATACAACGGCTATGGCTAGGGTACATCGCATCTCAAATTTTGTCATCACATGTACTCTCCCAGGCCCAATTGACAATTATCCAATCTTCCAAACAATCTTTAAAACTAAACTTGGCATCAACTTCGGTCTTACCAAATTTCTTGCACATTCTTTCATACCAATAAGGCCAGTATGTCCGTTTAATTTCATCTTCAGAAATAGTTACAATGTAACCGCCAGTGTCATCTGCTTCTGGATGGTCTGGATCATATTCATTATATGAATACCATTTCATCTTGGATCCATTCCGCCATCGGAAATACAATCAGTATAACTGGTATAATGTTTTTCTTTGATGTTTCTAAGGCATTCATTATAACCAGCTCGGTATACAGTACGTAATAGCAGTTCCATGCCAGGAACAAGGGTCATACTAGATCGAGCTATTTCGATTACTTGGTCTTCATAGGTCATGGTGCAGGATACGCTGGTGGTAAAACACGGTTGATTAAATCGGATTTGATTTGATTGCTCATGTCATGACTACACATGATTATGGTCTGTACAATATCATAGAGGTCGGCTCTAGATCCAAAAGTGCCCACAAAAAATCCATGGGGGTTAGCATACCCCCGGAATATGATTGAACTATGGACCCAGATAAAATCATTTAGATTGATGTCAGGGAATCTTGAACGGTTTTTAAAGACCCAGTCTTTATACTCAGAGTGATTGCCTGCTACAATAAAGTATCGCTCTATTCTGGCGGCCATGTCAGTCTAGAACATAGTAAGCATGGATACTGAACTCCAGGTCAGGAACTTCGGCCTCGAGGTCACCATCAAAATCATCAGCAATGTCAAACTCTTCTCGTATGTAACGATCACGCCAGGCCTCGGCACTGGCTCGGTTTGCAAAAACGTTGAGAATGGTGCTCTGAGCACTAGCTTCGGCATTGTGATCGAACTGTTCCAGAATCCAGACTTTGTTCATTTCGAGCTCTCAAGAAAATTATAAAAGTTTATGGTACGATCAACACTGTTGGCCCAACGATCAAATTCATTCAGAGGGCAGCTGATGTCTACAAAGAAGTCGGGGAATGCCCAGTAACGAAAGCGATACAGCCGATTGCCTTTCTTAGCCATGGCACCCATCTTGAAGAAGTCTCTGTCAACTTCAAACCCTCGACGCTTGAGTAAAGTCTTAAACTGACTTGGAGACATGCCCCATAGCTGATCTCGATCGGGTTTCTTAAAAAGGTATTTGAATTTCATTTAGAACTTCCTCAGGTAGTCGGCAACTGCGTCAAGGTCAGGTTCGATTGTATCCAAAGCAGCCAGCGTCATCATTTCCATGACAATGTTTACTTGTTCTTTGCCAAATACCAGCATGAGTGCTGTGATGGCATCGGCACTCTCAGCAGTCCAGAGTCTGTCTGCGATGGTGCATTGGGTGGGGGTCAAACCTTCGATGCTGATCATATATTCTCCATGGTTCACGATGTCTGATTGTAGCACACCTATGCTAGGTTGTCAAGCCCCAAGCGTTGTTGGATCACGTCTCGGGCAGCACGCAAAGCAGCGTTCCAGGAGGGAGTGTCGTATGGATTGCCGTCAGAGCCTATGCCACTGTAACCCATAAGATCATCAAGAACTTCCAGCACAACAGGAATATCTGAAAGATTGCACATGCAACTTGTAAATTCAGGATCATGCCTATCAATCTGCATGAAGTCCCAGTCCGGACAATGGTGAAAAAAATTATGCATGTTGGTTATTCCATGAGTCCAAAGTGTTTTCGAATACGATATTTGGCCCAATCACCGTTGCTGTATGGACCACGGTCCAGCAGTTGTGCACAGCATTCTTCTACGATCAATTCAGCGAACTTTCGGCATTCGGGCTGGTCCCAATGACCCAGGCCGAACATGTCTGCCTGGTATCCGGCCTGGAGAGCAAGTTCTCGAATTCGGTCGTTCATGGACGATATTCCAGTTTGATGCACTTCCAACCATTGCGCTTACACCACCAAACACGGTATAACGCTTTTAGCAAGCTCTCGCCTCGGTATATCTCTAACCAGTAGAAGTGGTCACTGTTCACTGCGGATTCCCAGGCTTTAACTTCGTAGGTATTTCCCATTACCAGTCCCTGTGGTCAGTAATGGTGACAACAAAATCACCATCGGTATTCTTGTGAGTAATCTGAAAGGTTGCTCTGAGTTCATAGCCAATACCAGAGTCTTCATCATGTTGAGTCAGAGTAACAAATCCTACATTGCCAGTGGTATGAATAGTATCAAACAGTTCTTTAATTCTCTCTATTTCTCGCTTACATAATCTAATGGTGTTCATTCTTCAACTCCGAAATGTTGTTGGATTCCTCTGGCAATCTGCTCTTGGCTAGGAGGCACAGCCCATCTTGTTTCTTTAGCCACATCAGCACATTTCCGAACAATCAACTCGGCGAACTTTTCTATACCTTCCCTAGCATAGTCATCCAGTTCATCCCAACAGCCCTGTGCTGTTAGCCCTGCTTGATATAGGCAGTTTTCAATATTTTTATTCATGTGTCACTCGCTACATCGGCCTGAATTAATTCTGCAGCAACCTTCCAATAATTATGTCGATCCTTGGCCATCTCGTGTTGAATCATTAATAAATTTACGATGCGATTACGCTCGGACATGACACCCTGATTAAATGTACCATAATTAGTCGGTGGATTGGGTAATTTGTTATCGTTAACTAATTCGAAATGCTGACTTAGTTCCTGTGCTATGCGGGGTCTGGTGGTATATTCTACGCTGGAATCCAATACAGTATCAATACATTCAGCAACAATTAACCGAGCAAACTCTAGATTGAATATCTTGGTAAATTCAGTATCATCAAGGCTTGCTGGCATGTCCAGAGTGATCTTTTCTGCCTCTCTCTCTAATCGTTGTAATAGTTCTTCGTTCATGGCTTGCTCTTTAACTTTTTAATTTCAGCCTTTAGACGACGATTCTCTAATAAAGCATGAGAGCATTTTTCTTGCATGTCACGCATTTTCTCAGCAAAGTCCCTATCAGCGGGGGTTAGGTCTTCGTCTGGTGTGATAATAAACTTACCCTTTTCCCAATCAAATCCCATGTTTGTACTTCGTACAGCGACCATGGGACGAGAACCAACAGTTGTATATGGCAGTTTAATCATAATCATGACCTCTGGGTCTTCGTAATGACCTTCACGGTGATAAAGATTTACTACACGATGCAACTCACTTAGTTTCATTCTTCAACTCCGAAATGTTGTTTCATTTCCATGGCAACTTCAACCATGCCGTCATTCTCCAGTTTCTGGCAACATTCCCGTACAATCAACTCAGCAAACTTTTCTAGGCATTGTTCATCAGCGTTTCCACATAGAAAATAATGCCGAGGAGTCTCGTTATCAATATAGTTAAGCATTCCAGACTCTAATCCTAGTTTAATAATTCGTTCGTTCATTCTTCAACTCCGAAATGTTCTTGAATCTCTACAGCACAATCATGTCTACCTGACCTAGCATCAATGTTATCTTCGCCATCTACATCTTTACAGATAGCAATACATTCCCGAACAATCAACTCGGCGAACTTTTCTTTATTAAATTCTCTTACGGGTAAAGGTTTAACACTATCGCCTGCGGTCAAGAAGCCTGTAGATTCTGTTGCTTGTTCAATTAGTTCTTTAATTCGTTCGTTCATTCTTCATTTCCACATTTTTAAGGTTTCCATCCTTATCAAAAGTAAATCTACAATTGACGGGATCGTCAAAGTTTACACTAATTGGATTACGACCGGCGTTGTAATATTCTTCACTCCACCAGATATGATCCTCATAAACAATATCACCGTTTTCTAAGCGAGTAACACCGGGAAATGGATTTTTAATCGTTGTCATTTTTTACTTCTTTATTAATACCAAAGTGTTTCATCAAATCGCCGGGATACATCCACGGTTCAGTCTCATCAAACTTATCACATACTACCCGCTCACATTCCATAACAATCAACTGGGCGAACTTTTCAAACTTGTCTTCAATACCAAGTCGTTCCATTTCCGGCTGATGAAAACCAGCCTCGTTAAAAAGTTTTTGAATTCGTTTGTTCATTTAAGTAATCCTTTATAATAATGATATAGTCCCAGAATTAGATTCCAGTCTCGACTGGAACCACAGTTCAAATGCTTTCTATAATACTCTACCTGACTACGGATAAATTCTTGGCTCATTATCAACTCCAAAACATTTGTTTAATAAAACTGAAAATGACCATAAACATGGTAAAGTAAGCGGCCGCACCTACCATAAGTAGATATACAACGGCCCACCAACCGGCCCGGTCACCGTCCGTCATTCTCGAACTCCGAAATGTTGTTGGATTCCTCTGGCAATCTGCTCTTGGCTAGGAGGCACAGCCCATCTTGTTTCTTTAGCCACATCAGCACATTCCTTGACAATCAACAGGGCAAACTTTTGGCATTCGGGCTGGTCCCAATGGCCAAAGCCAAACATATCTGCTTGATATCCAGCCTCAAGAGCCAGTTGTCGAATTCGTTCGTTCATGCTGCTACCTCCACAACTTTAAACTGTTGGTCATCCCGTTCAAATAATCGAGCTGTATATTCTGCTGCTTCTCGGGTAGCATAAAAATCATTTTGAAACCATGGTTCCCAGTCAGACCATTCCATGTGTGATGCAAAATAGCAGCCATTGTAACAGCGTCGTTGCGGATCATCTATGACCAATCGACCACGTCTGATGTGTATGGTATATGTCATCGGCAAACCTCGATATCAGCCTGGGGTTCTGCTCTGGCAGCATTTCTGTATTTAATCACCAGTTCGGCCAGACTATAGTAATTGCCCCAACTATTCACCGGATTATACTGTTTAAGACGATCCTTGTCCTGAATCAGAATATTCAGGGCTTGGTCCAGCAGCTCTGCGATGTCGCTGGCTTTGTGCAAGGGAGGTTCGCATTCGTCTGGACGCCAGAGAATGTTGTACAGGGTCAGTCCATGGTCCAATTTTACCTCACTGGCCATAGGGCCCAGATTATGGGTAATGTTTTCATCAAAGATAGCAGTGGGTCGCATGACCATGAGACGAATGTCCAGGCTCATTGCTTGTCTCCATCGAGGGCACTAATCAGTTCTTGATTGGTCACTTCTCTTCAACTCCCATAGTTTATCATGGTAGGCATCCCTGTATATGGCAATGGCTATGATTAAAGCAAGCATCACAACCACTGCAACAGCCATATAAAATAAATCGATATAGCCTATAACCAATAACGCCGCTAAGATGCTAAAGTATGTCCAGATTATCTTGGTGGCATGCCATCTTGCCTGAGATTCGTTGCTCATCATGCTGTGATCCTAAGTTCCTGGGCCGGGAAGTCTATGCGACCCTCGTACACCAGCTGGCTACGTTCGAAGTCGGTCAGGTAGTCGTCGGCAACCACTTCCCAGCTGATGATGTACTCAGAGTACAGGGGATTGTCGATTTCGATTTCATGACGTAGACTCTGCACGGTAGCGTTGACAGCGTTGAAGGCTGTAAAGTTTTTAATGACGTACTCGCTGCCGCCCTTGGCTTTCCACCAGGGGTTATCCTCAGAACCATAATTTTCCAGAACCTGGGTAACAATCAATAACTTGGCCATGACGAACTCCTTGGATTTTGAATAACTACGATTCTAGCACCAGCACAACCGGTTGTCAAGCAAAAGCTCGAGCTTTTTTATGAGCCAGCTCCCTGACACAATCGAAGGCTGCTTCGACAGCATTGGTATACGCACTGTCCGAAGTAAAACTGTTGAATTTGCAGGCTACGACCCAGTCTGAATCAGTAGTTTCACGGGTCTGAACCACTATGTCCGCTCCGTGACGACGGGGATCGTGTTGCAGACTGATGACTCGAACTAGCCCCAGGTCTCGTATGATACGCATTGCAGTTCCTTTTTTATCTAACATACTTGAATTATAGCACCAAACAAT